AGGTGTTAGAGGATGTTTAGCAAAGTCTCAAGGGTTTAACATAGATAAGACTATTCTATTACTCTCAGGAGATTTATTGCATGTAGACAATTTTAATATGACTACAACTGGTGGCACTAGACAAGACAGTGACGGTTTACTAAGTGACCATTTTCTTATTGCAAAAAGGTTGATGGTAGAAATAATAGAAATGTTATTACAAGTCTCTACGGTCCACGTAATGTTTACACCTGGCAATCACGACAATACTGTGGGATGGATGGTTGCTGAGTTGTTAGCTGCATGGTTTAGACATAATAAAAATGTGACTTTTGATGTTAGTTTGCAAATGCGTAAATACTACAAGTACAAAAAGAACTTAATATCTTCCTGTCATGGTCATAAGATTAAGGCTGACACGTTGCCAATGATAGTAGCTGACGAATGTCCAGACTGGTCTAGCACTAAATATAGATATATGTTTACTCAGCACATACATCACAAAGTCAGTAAGCAATTTCCAGGCCTCTGGGTGGAGTCTCTTATGTCAACTTCGGAAGCAGATAATTGGCACGCTACCTCAGGCTATCAAAGTTCAAATAATAAAGCTATAGAAGCATTTCTATTTAGTGAGTTTGGACAAATTGCTAGAATAACACATCTCTTTTAACAATCGTTTGTTAATAAACTACTAATTATTTATTTTGTGTATATAAATATAATTACATATATTAGCGTAATTATTAATAAAAAATGCAAGGGACAGGCGAAAATCTGCACTTAAATTAACTAGCCATTGAGCTAATGACAAACTAATTTAAACCTTGCATTAATTAAAAAAAATATAAAATGTCAAGAACAATCAATTATACTACTAGAACTTTTTATGTTCCAGCAGAAAAGCTAGAAACATTAATTAAGTTTCAAAACAAATGCAAAGAGAATGGACATAAGTCTTATTCTGAAGTAATATTAAAACTTATGGAGGACTATAACGATGGATAAATATGAGTTTTACTATAGACAGAAACAAGAATGGGACTATTGGCAAGCTAACCAAAGACACAACTTTTTAAGTGACAGACTGTTAGCTATTATAAGTCAGGTTCAATGGAATAAAGGTATTCTAAAAAGAACTAAACTTAATGACAATGACCTAGAAATCCATCAAAATAGATTTAGCAATTTAATTACTGAAGTTGTTAAAATATCTATTGAGCTAAAAGAATTAGCTATCAACTACAATCCAAAGAGGATTAAACAATTAATTATTATATTAACCAAAATTAAAAACTACAACAATGAACCAATTGAAAACAGTTGACATAAAGGGAAAAGCCTATGTCACAGTAAACGAGAGAATTAAATATTTTAGAGAAAAATTCACAGGATATTCAATGACCTCAGAAATAACTCACATTAATGACAATGGAGTAATAATTAAAACAACTATCAAAAATGATGCTGGAATAGAAGTAGCGTCAGGACATGCACACGAAAAGCAGAACTCAACTTTTATTAATAAGACTTCATTTATAGAAAACTGCGAGACTTCAAGCTGGGGTAGATGTTTGGCTAACTTTGGAATCGGTGTAGATTCTAATGTAGCTAGTGCAGACGAAGTAGCTAACGCAATTAAAAACCAATAACATGAAAGAGTTTAAAATAAGATGTTCAGCAATTGGCAAGATAATGACCAATGCTAGAAGTAAAACAGAAACACTGTCTAAGACTACTAAAAGTTTTTTAGAGGAATGGAGCAAAGAGCAAATATATAACCGTAGAAAGGAGATATTTAGCAAATACCTAGACAAAGGAAACGCTGTAGAAGTAGACTCTTTAAACTTTATAGCTAAAGAATTAGATATTCCTAGTTTAGTAAAGAATGAAGAGTCTTTTGAAAATGGCTTTTTAACAGGTACTCCAGACGCTATTTTAGATGAACATTTAAGTTTTCATAAATATATAATAGATGTTAAAAATAGTTGGGATTGTTTTAGCTTTCCTCTATACTTTAATAGTGTACCTAATAAAGACTATTACTGGCAAGCACAGGGCTACATGGCTTTGACTGACATAGATAGGTATAAATTAATCTATACACTAATGGACACTCCTGAGGAGTTAATTCAAAGAGAATACTTTGGAGACGAAAGCACAGACTTAGTAGAGTTCGCTAGCAAATATAAATACTCTAATATAGACTCTAGATATAGAATTAAAGTGTTTGAAATCTATAGAAACGAAGAGGACATAAGAAAGATTTATGACAGAGTTGAGGAATGTAGGTCCTATTTAAAAAGCCTTTGGGTAGACTTAAACTTTTAGATTATGAAAAAATTTGCTATAATTGGAGGCTTAAGTTTGATGACTGCTGGAACTACTAATATGGTTTGGCACAAACAAAAGCTAGATTTTAACCCTAACACATTCGCAATAGCTACAGGAAGTTTTTTTGTAGCTGTTGGAATTACCTATAAATTTTAATTATGAAATATAAAAACACTGACTATATAGAAAGAGTAACTGAGATTTGTGACAATGTATTTTGGACATCAAAAACTAAAATTAGATATGATTTTTTAAAAATAATGCCTGTATATAAATGGCAATATTGTCATGAGGTTTTAGTAAAACAAAAGGGCATTTATTGTGATGGCTGTTTCGCTACATTTTTAAAAGAGTTTCAACTTTATGGAATTAATACAGAAGAAATAGTTAAATTAAATTGTTTAGATAAAACCCAAAAAAACAAACTAATAAAATTAATTAAAAGACTAAGGAAAGAAAGTGAAAAGTCAACTTCTGAAACTTGGTTAGTATAAACAATAAATAAATAACAATGGATAAAAAACCAACAATCTACTGCGGAGGCGGTAAAAAAATGAATGATAACTGGATGACTGTTACTGTTCATATAGACAAAGTAAAAGAACATGTTTTTGATTATAAAGGAAACAAGTATCTTAAATTAAATGTAAACCTAAAGGACCAGCCTGACCAATATGGAAAAGATGTGTCTTTAAGTGTTAACACGTATAACCCAGAAGAACAAAAAGAGGCTAAGCCAGTGGCAGAAGTTTCTAATAGTTCTGATGACTTACCCTTTTAAGTTATATGAAAGAGTCAAGAGTCTTGAAAGCATTGGGTTTGAGTTCGTTGGATATACAAAATATGTTAATGAACGGAATGACAATGCCTGAAATAGCTAAAAAATATAAAATAACTTATATTAGTTTAGTACAAGCCTTTGAAATTCAGAAAAAGGATTTTAAATATATTGACTACAAACAACCTAAAAAAGAAGTAGAGGACATTAAGCCAGTGTCTTCTACTTCTGAAAGGTTATATACTGAAGAGTCATTAAATGAAAATGAGCTATTAGCTTTTTATAAATACGAACAAAAAAACAAAGCATATTTTGAGCAAAGAACTACCATATTTCAAAGCCTTTCCAAGTCAATGGCTGGGGGGTGATATAATGTATTTAACTAAAGAGGAGAAAGGATCTTTTATAGATGCCTGTTTTCACTACTGGAACAAAGATTGTTCAATGACTTATATTAAAATGGCTAGACGAATCGGACAAGATTATTTAGACGTTTTAATTGATGAGGGAATGATTGAAAAAAAGGACAACCAAATTAATATAAAATTTTTAGATACACAATACCAAGAAAGAAAAGAACAATATTTAAAAAGAGTCGAGGCTGCTAAAAAGTCAAAGAAAAAAACTACTTTTAGTGACCCTATACACAAAAACTCAGACTCATTAAAGAAATTTTTAAGCACAATCAATGATACTAAATAAAGGCTACGGACTAGACTACGCTATTAAATACAAAAACGGAGAGATTAAAAAAGGTTTAGGAATAGGCTGTCCAATTACTGACAAGTTTGTAAGATTTAAACCTAGTCAAATGGTTGTCGTTTCTGGATTTCCTAATGTTGGTAAAACATATTTTTTTATATGGTATTTACTATGCCACTCTATGAATAATAATTTAAAGTGGTGTGTTTGGAGTGGAGAAAACTCTCCAGAACTATTAAAAATTAGCATGATTCAAATGCTAACAGGACAAAAAGTTGAGGACTTAACTGAGTCAGAGATTAAAAAACAAATAGAAGTTATTGACACTTACTTTAAATTTGTAGATAATAGAAAGCTTTATACAGCCTCAGACCTTTTAAATATATTTGCTAAGGAAAATGTAGACGGATGTTTAATTGACCCTTACACTGGCTTAAATATAGAAAGAGGTGGTAAACTTGGACAGTTTGACAGAAACTATTTATTCTGCAATAACGTAAGAGAGTTTTGTAATAAGACTGGAAAGACAGTTTATATCAATACACACCCAATAAGTGAAGCAGCTAGAAGAGTCTATAAGCCTGGACATACTTTAGAGGGTTATGTTCAACCTCCAAAGTCATCTGATATTGAGGGTGGCATGGGATTCATAAACAGGGCTGACGACGTATATGCTATTCATAGAATGGGCAATCACCCAGAGTTTAAAACAATGACAGAACTACATGTTCAAAAGGTTAAAAATGTTATGACTGGAGGAGAGTTGACTACTCTAGATGAGCCTTTAAGATTTAATTTTTATAATGGATATTATACAATAGGAGGAAACAACCCACTAAAACACATACAGAATGGATGAATTAGACATAATGTTAAGAAAAAATAAGCTAGATATAATGATAATTAAGGCTAGTGCTGAAGTAGAAAAGACTAACAATAAAGTAAAACAGGAAGGTCTAGAGGTTTTAATGGATATTCTAGAACTTATTCACGATTTACAGCACGAAATTAGACAAAACTATAAAGACATATCTAAACTTAAATATGAAAACGCTGTAGCTTACAAAGAAAATGCTATATTAAAAGCAGATTTTTCTACCTATAAACACAATTTAAAAAAAGCAGAATTAGAATCTAACAAAAATGGATAAAATTTATTTTCTTATATTAGCGTCACACGTCACAGTTTTTTTTTGTGGTTGCGTGTTTACTTTATTAATTCAAAAGTATAATAATAAAAATGAAGAAAAGGACTTTAAATGAATACAGACAAACAAAGGACACAGACTATAGTCATCCTTATAATAACACTAACGGTAGTATTAATTTACTCTGTAGGATATATCCTAATGACGCTGAGTTAGGAAAAATTATTAGAAAACATTTTCAAAAATTATGAATGCAAACCAAAAAGGCAAACGTTTTGAAAGAGACGTGGCTAAACAACTAAATAAAAAGTTTAATACTAATGTAAGACGTACTCCTATGAGTGGCGGTATGAGTATTAAAGGAGACATTATAGACATTAACCCAGACTCTGTTTTATTTGACTATCATTGGGAATGTAAGAACCAGGAAAAGCTAAACATCTGGAAAGCTTTAGAACAGGCTAGAAGTGACAGACCAATGGGGAAAACTCCTGTTGTAGTGTTTACTAAAAACTTTGAGAATGACTATGCTTGTTTAGAATTTGAGGACTTTATGAATTTATTATTAACCATACAACAACTACAAGATGAAATCAACACTAAAAAAAATAGCTGAAATAATCAAAGAATACAAACAAACTGACGTATTTGATGGTAACAGCTTAAATAAACAACTAAAAGAATTGACAGCCTATCTATACTATATAGAAACTATTAGAACAGAAGCACATCAAAACTATGAAAAGGTTATACACGATAGAGTTAAAGAGGGTTTTTCTGTAGCGAGAGCTACTAATGAGGCTAATGTAGAAGTCCCAGAGATGTATAAACTAAGAAGATTATTAGAGTCTGGCTATAGAGTTATAGATGCAATGAGGACCAACATAAGTTTTCTTAAGTCTGAAATGTACAACGTAACAAAAGAATATTGATACATTTAGATTTATTTAGTGGAATGGGTGGTTTCTCTTTAGGACTACAAAAAGTTTTTAACATAGAAAAAACATACTATTCAGAGATTGATAAGTATGCAAAACAAGTATATAATTATAATTTTAAAAATTCAGAATATGTCGGATCAGTTAAAGATGTTCGAGGACAAGATTTATCCAAAGTGGACATCATCACTTTTGGAAGCCCATGCCAGGATTTTAGCCTTGCTGGAAAACGTAAAGGGATGGAAGGAGATAGAAGCTCCCTTATTACCGAAGCAATACGACTCATCACTGAGTGTAGACCACGTTTTTTTATCTGGGAAAATGTTAAAGGAACTTTCTCCTCAAACAATAGCGAAGACTTTTGGGCAATTATCCAAACCTTTGCCAACATTGGGGGTTATCGACTTGAATGGCAATTGCTCAATACAAAGTGGTTTTTACCCCAAAACAGAGAGAGAATCTACCTTGTCGGATATATTGGAGAAGGAAGTAGAGGACAAATATTTCCTATCCGAGAAAGTAATAAAAAGGTTAATGAGTTACAAAGACAACAAACAAACACCTGTTGCCTTACAACAAGATATGGAGCAGATGGAAACGGAAGTTACATTATTGAACGTGAACTCGATGCACAAATCAAAGTAAAATCAGCAACTAGTAAAGGTTTTGAAACTGCTACACCTGGTGATAGTATAAATTACTCAAATCCTAATTCAGAAACTAGAAGGGGTAGAGTTGGAAAAGGTGTTGCACAAACTTTAGATACTGCATGTAACCAAGCTGTAATAGGAGACTATAGATATGACGAAGGATATAGAGAAAGAAAAGACGGAGACGCACCAACTTTATGTCTTAGATCTGGAGACACTACTATAGTTAATAAAATAAGAAGATTAACACCAATAGAATGTGAAAGGTTACAAGGGTTTCCTGATAACTGGTCTAAATATGGAGATGATGGAGAAATAAGCGACACACAAAGATATAAAATGTGTGGCAATGCTGTTACTGTAGATGTAGTTGAAGCAGTAGCTAAACAAATTAAAAATCTATATGAATAAAAAACTAATTAAGAAAATAGAAAACTTTATATTTTGGATTGGTAGAGAATACAATGTCGTAGAGTTAGAGGACTTTAAACAAGACATTTTTATGATTCTACTTAACAAGGGTGAAGATTTTATTATTCAATTAGACAAAGAAAACAGCATTAAGAAATATGTTTATAAACTTTGCTTATATCAAATAATTAGCGAGCGTGGACAATACAGAACCAAATACTATTTACCTAGTCAATTTAGTAGTATAGAGGACATAGAAACCTATTCTAATAGTTGTTTTAAAGATGAGGTACTTAAAGACTTAATAAACTCTTTAGATGGTTTAGATAAAATAATGATGGAACAATTATTGATTTGTAGTGGTAATAGAAACTGTCTAGCAGAAAAAAGCGACATTCACCGTAATACAATACAATATAAGTTCAAAGAATTAGCAAACAAGATAAAACAAAAATGGACATTAAATGAATTCTATAGTTAGTATATTATTAATAATAACCATAGCTACTACATGGGTAGACTATGCTAGACCTTTGATTGATAAATGGGACTATAAGCCTTTAAATTGTAGTTTCTGCCTTACCTTCTGGCTATCATTAATTTATTTTTTAATAACTTTAAACCCAATAATATTAATAACACCATTAATTTTACGTATAATTGAAAGACGATTACTATGACAATAGAAGAAACCATTAAACTATATAATAAAACAAGTGCCTTTCCTGGCTCTGTAGACATATCCTTTTTAAGAAACAACTTAGAACCAATATTAAAAGAATTACACCCAGACATGAAAGTGAGTTGGGCTTGCAATAGTTGTGTAAAATCTCAAATGCAAATCTTATTTAATTGGCTTACTGAAAAAGAAGCTAAGGAAGTTAAACAAGTAAAAAAGAAAAAGAATGTTAGACGAAAGAGACCTACTAAAAAGTGATTTTAGCTATGGTTATTATATAGATGACGAGGGGTTATATTTCTACTCAGAAATGAATGGCGAGATTTACGAGTGTTTTGACATTAATGGAGTGGCCTCTACAACTTTTGATTTTGAAGCAGATTATAGAATTTTAGAATTAGCATATATACACGAAGAAAATGGATTGGATGACGAAGAAGACTTTTAAAGAGAAAATGTTAAAAAGAAGATTGACATATAATAATAAAAGAGTTTATATAAAATCATTAGATAGTAAGTTGGCAATAGTTAGCCATACTGAGGAAGGTAATTATAAACAATTTAAAGTTAATATTGAGGACTTAGTAGAGTTTAAATGAAACTAACACCTAAAGAAATAAAAGAACAAAAGGCTAAGTTTGGTAGTAAAGCAGTAAATTACTTTATTAGGTTTATGGAAGCTAGAAGAAAATGGAGGAGACTTCCTGACTCATTTATAAAACAAGTTATTGAGAATAGCGAGAAATTATGAAAACAGTCAACAGTATATCAGGAGGTAAAACATCAGCTTACATAGCAGCTAATTACAAAGCTGATTACAATGTATTTTCTTTAGTTAGAACTGATGACAAAAACTGTATGTATCCAGATTCAAAAGTAAGACAGTTAGTATCTGATAAATTAGGAACTGAGTTTATTGGCACTTTAGAAGATGATATTATTATTAACACCATATTAGATTTAGAGCAGTTTATAGGTCAAAAAATACATTGGGTAACTGGTAAGACGTTTGACGATGTTATAATTAGAGGTAATAAAAAATACTTACCTAATGTTACACAAAGATTCTGTACCACTGAAATGAAGTTACAACCTTTATTTAATTGGTGGAAAAACAATTTTAAAGAAGTTGTAGAAATGCGAATAGGTTTTAGAGCTAATGAGCAAAGTAGAGCAAAAACAATGCTTTCAAAGGTTAATGAAAATGGAAACTTAACTTTTAAAACTATTGTAGGTAAAAGAAAAACACAAAACAAGTGGGCAGATATAGAATGGCAAAAGCCAGAATTTCCTTTAATTAAAGACAATATCTATAAAGATAATGTAGAAGAGTATTGGAAAGACAAGCCAGTAAGATTTGCATATATGAATAATTGTGTAGGATGCTTTCATAAAAGTGAAGTTTTGTTAAAACATATGAGTGATAAACACCCTAATAAATTTAATTGGTTTATAAATGCAGAACAAGAAAGAGGATATAATGTTAGAACATTTAAAAACGGAACAAGCTACCAACAAATAAAAAACAGTTTTAGACAAATAGAATTATTTGACAATGATTTTAATGATTGTGATTCTGGATATTGTGGACTATGAATAAACTAACACCTAAACAAAGCAAATTCGCTGAGGAGTATGTCAACACTGGCAATGCGTCAGAGGCTTATAGACGTGCTTATGATGTTGGTGCTGACACTAAGTTAGAGACTATAGCAACTAAGGCTAGTCATCTCTTAGCTCAGTACAATATAAGTACAAGGGTGCAAGAATTGAAAACAAAAGAAGCAGAAGCCTTCCAAATAACACGTAAGGAAGTAGCTGACGGCTATTTTAAGATGATTAAATCTTGGGAGTATCTAATGGACTTAGCAGCAAAAGAAAACCTCACAAAAGAACAGAAAGCTAAATTCTATTTACTTAAAGAAATGGTTAAGGGTTCTGACTATAGGGGTGCTTATGATTCTATTGCTAAGATGTTTGGGCTAAATGCACCAGACAAACAGGAGATTGAATCCACAGTCAATAATATAAACATTAATATTAAGCGTGGAAGCGACTGAAATATTTGAACGTAACTATGACAGTCAGTCTAAAATCGTAATAAATAGAGGAGGGACTAGAAGTTCTAAAACTTGGTCCTTAAATCAATTATGTGCATTGTGGTTAATTAGTGGCAACTATGGGTCTGATAAGTACTGTCATGAAGGTGTCTGGACTACAGTTAGGAAATATAGGACCAATCTAGACGGAACAGTAATTAGAGACTTTGAGGACATTCTAAAGGCTGAAGGTTGGTATTCTGGAATAGACCATAACAAGACTAAGAAACAGTATAGATATGGTAAAAGGTTAGTCGAGTTTATCGGTGCAGATGACGAACAAAAGCTGAGAGGTGCTAAAAGAAATATATTATATTGTAATGAAGCGAATGAGCTAGAATACAAACAAGAGTTTTTCCAATTACTAATGAGGACCGAGAATAAGATATTCCTAGACTTTAACCCAGACGATGAACAATTATGGATTAACCAGGAGCTAGAAATAAAGCGTTCTAAGGAAGTAGGAGACGTTGAGGTAATAGTAAGTAACTACAAGAATAATGCGTTTCTACCTAAGTCACTAATAAAAGAAATAGAATATCTACAACAAACAGACAAAGAGTTCTGGAAGATTTATGGTCTTGGTGAATATGGAAATATAAGTGGATTAATATACGAAAATGTTAAGTATGTTGATAGTATGCCAGACTGTAAGCTGGTGGCTTATGGTTTAGACTTTGGGTATAGTATAGACCCCTCAGCATGTGTAGCTGTATATAAACGAGATGACGAACTATATTTAAAAGAAATACTCTACCAAAGAGAATTAACTAACCAGGACTTAGCTGAGGCTTTACTTCCTATAGTTGGAAGAGATGAGGTTATATGTGACTCAGCAGAGCCTAAAAGTATAGAAGAAATATATAGACTAGGACTAAACGCTAAGCCAGCTACAAAAGGTCGTGACAGTATTCTAAACGGAATAGATATTCTAAAACGATATAAAATTAATGTTGTTAATAGTAGTAACCTTAGAAGAGAGTTTAGGATGTATAAATGGGCAACTGACAAAAACGGAAATAGTCTTCAGAAACCAATAGGACAAGACCATTTAATGGATGCTTTAAGATACGTGGCATTAATACATTTAAAAGAAAATAATCGTGGTTGGTATGCAATAAGATAATTTACTATATTTGATTAAGCAAAAATCTTCATTAGAAGATATGTTTTGGAAATTGGGAGTGGTCGGCAAAAGAGCGTCACTCCCTTTTTATTTACAGGAAAGAATTTAGCAAATGCTGAGCAAATGCTAAGCAAATGCTGAGCAAATGGGGTTCTATAAGATAAGATAAGATATTTATCTTATTATTGATTTATACTATTTCATAAATTAGCTAATTTAATATATTAGTTTTAAGACACTATAATTAATCAATGTATATAAACATATATAAAAAGTATTTAAGTTTATTAGAATTGATTTAAATAGTGTTCTCAGCCATTGTGAGTTAGTATTTTAGTTAGTGTTTAGTTGTTTAGTATTTTAATTAAAATATTTATTTTAGTGTTTTGTTATAATTAATAAATTTGTTATATATACAATTATGGAAATTACAATCCCAACAAAGTGGGAAGATGTTACAATAGGAAATTACATCAACCTAAGACCAGTATTAAACTCTAAACTAAACCCTATAGAAAGAGTGGTCAACATTCTAGCAGTCTTAACAGGACAGAAAAGAGATGTTATAAAGAATATTAGTTTAAAGCAGTATAAGTCTATTAAAAAGAAAATGAGTTTCTTAGAAACAGAACTCCCTAAACAACTAAAAGACAAAAGGTTTAAAATTGGTGGTCAATGGTATGAGTTCAAAGTAGATGCTAAAAAGTTATTATTTGGAGAGTATATTAACAGCATGGAGATTCTACAAAACGCTAAGGATGATGAGGAAGCAATATTTAATAACTTACATCACATACTAACTACTATTTGCAGACCAGTTAAAAAGACTGTATTTGGTTGGAAACATATTGAGGTAGATAGTGAGGTCCTTAGAAAGACAGCAGATAACTTTCTAAACAACATGCCAATGACAATAGCTTATCCAATAGGTGTTTTTTTTTACACTCACTCGGAGGACTTAACAAAAGCTATAAAAACTTGTTTAATGCAGGAAGCCGAGAAGATGACGAAGGAAGCAAGGGAGGAACTGGATTTGGTCAACGCTGGGGATGGTGGCACACCTTAGACAATTTGACTAATAGTAGGATAGACAAATGGGATGAAATATTAAACTGGGATATAACTAAAGCTCTAAACATAGTAGCTTATTATAGTGACAAACAAAAGATGGAACAACAGGTCCAAAGAGAAATGAAACAAAAGTATAAACATAGATAATGGCTGACCAATTAGACATATTTGGTTTTGATGTTGACCAGTTAGAGGAAGTCAAAATAGACAATCCTACTACATTGAGTCAGGTGTTTAATAACATTGCTGCAGATATGGTTTATTGTTTACAGCAATCTGTTCAAAAAGAGGGGTTAGTCTATAAAGGTAGTTTAGAGAAGTCTATAAGAATGCCTGTTAAAATGTTTGGATTTAGAATGGTAGCTACATTATATCTAGCTGACTATTACGATTATCTTAATCAAGGTGTTAAAGGTATTGGAGGGACTCGTAAATATAAAAAAGGAGTAAAGCTAAATATTCCAGAACCTTGGGTTATTAAAGCACCTAATAGTCCATATCAGTTTAAGAAAGGTCCTAGCGTTAGTCATATAAAAGCCTGGGCTAAAAGTAAAGATTTAAACGAATATGCTGTAAGAAACTCTATTGCTAGAACTGGAATTAGACCTAGATACTTCTTTGATAATTGTATGCAAGAGACTTTCTATGGTCAGGCTTTTGATAAGTTTAAAACAGAAATTAGAATAGTATCTGGTGAAAGAGTAGCAAAAGGATTAAAAGAAATATTAAAGAAATGAGTTTAGAAATTAAATATCTACCACAACAATTTAGAACAGTCTACAATCCTGTAGAGATTGTATTATATGAAACAGTTAATGCAACTAGAAACTACGCTGGATTTGCTTATTTGATTGATGTTAAAGATGGTGCTACTACAGTAGGCAGATTAAAAGTTCCTCCAACTACACAAGGTTTTGGGAGATTTGACATGTCTGGTATTATAGAGAGTTATATATCTAGTGATTTAGGTTTGTTAAATGGAACTAATATTGCTACTGTAGAAAATAATAGTAATTCATATAAAGATTTTACTTTGGAATTTGGTTGGGTACATTATAACACAGGTTCTGCAACTTATGACATTCCACAAACTGTAACATTTCCAGACACTACTACAGGCACTTCTTATGACCTACTAACTTTTAATGGTAGTTTACCTAAATACAGAAGAGACGTTGTTAATTTCTACGATTGGCAATATAATAACTATTATCAAAAATATACTAATAAAGCTACTACTAGAAAATTTTTGACTAATTCTGTAAATGGTGGAAGTCCTAATAGTGTTTATAATCAAAAGGTAATGTCAACAGATGAGGGTTATATATACGTTTTATATGATGGTGATTCTATAGACCAATTATATGTTATTTCCTATGACTCTTCTGGAGCTGCAATTTCTAGTGTGCCTATAGCTTTAGGTTCTGGGCTTGCTGCTAAACACTTTAGAGTGCCATGCTCACCAGCTACACTAGACAATATTACAGGAGTTACAACTCCAGTTGTTAGTAGTTCTGCAACATCTTATTCTATAGAGTTAAGAGATTCACCTACTACAGCTTCTGAAAAGTTTTATTTTAACATAGACTCAGAATGTAGATTTGAAACTAGGAGAGTAGAGTTTTTAAATAGTCTGGGTGGTTTTGATTATTTTAACTTTACTAAAGTATCAAGACATACAGAAGATATAGAAAGGAAGTTTTTTGAAACTACTCCAAATGATTTAAGTTTAACAGGTGCTATAGACTACTCTATATCTAATAGAGAAAAAGTCCAATACTATACAAAGTCAATGCCTAAGATGAAACTAACTTCTGACTGGATTGACTATAATACTTATAATTGGTTGTTAGAACTTATAGAAAGTCCTGAGATTTATTTAATGGATAGTTACACAGCACCGTCAGGAAGTACAGAAATTAGACGAATCCCAGTTAAAAACATTGAAGGTAATTGGGAAGAAAAGGTTTCTAGTGTAGATAAAGTATTTAATTTAGAGGTGAATTTAGAGTTTGGTATTAACAATTTTAGACAGAGATTTTAATGGAAGAAAAATTAACAGAATTTGAAAAGATGTTAAGGGAGTTAGAAAATAAAGCAGTTCCAGAAAGAACATGCAATATTGATGACGAAAACTGTGAAAGCTGTAGCGGATAATGGTAAAAGAGGAACTATATATAAATGGTGAATGTGTAGAGTTGTTAGAATCTTTAAACCCTAATTTAACTTTTAATATTGCTGACATTGCAAATCCTGACCAAAGGAAAGCAGACTTTTCTAAGACTATTACTTTGCCAGCAAGTAAAAAGATTAATAAAATCTTTGAGCATATATTTGACGTTAATATAGATTTACAAACATTTAATCCAAATCTAAGGACAGACGTAACTTATTTAGTAAATGGTGAGGTCCAGTTAGATGGTTATTTACAAATAAAATCAGTAAATAATAAAGATGGATTAATAACTTATAGTTGTGTTATAATTGGTAGAATAGGAAATTTCTTTACAGCACTACAAGAACAGGAATTAACTGACTTAGACTTAAGTAGTTTGAATCATACTTACACAAAAGCTAATCAAGTAGCAACTTGGAATCTTCCTTTAACAACTGACTATTGTTATCCAATGATTAACTATGACATTAATTATGGTGGTTTAGCATTTAGTGAGACTTGGGAGGTTGAGGATTTTAATCCAGCAGTAAAAGCTAAAAAGTATTTAGATGAAATATTTAGTTCTGTTGGTTATTCTTACACATCAACATTTTTGACTAGTGATTATTTTAATAGTTTAATAGTTCCTTTTTCTAGTAAGGAATTTAAGTTAACAGAATCAACTATTAACAATAGAGTTTTTAGTGCTTTTAATTCTAAAGTAGCACAAACTACAACAGCTTTCACAACTTTAACTAGTGGAACTCTTACTGGCATGGGTACAACTAGCTATGATATAAATCAAATTGTACCACAGACTGAAAGCTATGACGCTGGAAATGTTTACAATAATTTTATGGGTGTTTATACTGTTAATGGTACAGGTAGTTACAATATAAATGCTATGTTAAAATTACAAGGTTTATTCACAGCACCCTCAGCAACTCCTACAGCTGGCTCTAATTATTTCTCTATTTGTGGATTTCATGGTTATGTCTCTTTAAATAGATACACTTCTGGCAATGTTTTTATTAATACTTTAGATTCTCAGAATTTTGTAATTACACCAGGTTCTGACGCTGTAGCACCAGGAGCAACAGTTACAACTACAAACACCCCAGTTAATACAGCAGACCCAGCTACAACTCAAAACAATTATTTTACAGGGAGTCTAAGGTCGCCAGGTTATATAGAAGTAGATGGATATAGTAACAGCTCTCCTCCAAATAAATACTTTATAAGTGCTAACAATGTTAGGTTAAATCATGGTGAAAAATTAAAATTAGAATTGCTTTTTACATGTAGGTCTACAGATGCTTATCATCAATTTATAAATTTTTATCAATCAAATGTATTTTGGAGAGATTCGGCTAATAATACTTATGACGCAGCACCAAACTCTTTTAAATTAAAAATATCTGATAGTTATTTTAATAACGAGGTAGTTAATAGTGGTTATGCTGAGTCTGATAATATTGACATGAACTCTGCTATTCCAGCAAAGGTTAAACAAAAAGATTTTGTCAAGTCAATTATTAAGATGTTTAATTTATATATTCAACCAGACCCAGCAGACGAAAAGAATTTATTAATTGAACCTAGAGACGATTTTTATAATAATGAAATAACTGACTGGAGTGCTAAACTAGATAAGAGTCAAACTGTAGAGTCTAAGCCTATGGGAGCTTTAAACTATAAAGATTATTTATATAGCTATAAACAAGACAATGACTATTACAATGAATTATATTATAACACTTGGGATGAGGTTTATGGACAGGCTGACTTTAGTATTAATAACGACTTTTTAAAAACACAACATAAGACAGAACTTATCTTTTCACCTACTCCAAGCGTTGGTCAATTGTGGTATGACAGAGTAATACCAACTATTATTAAATATGATGACAAAGATGGAATCCAAAGGACTGAGGCTAATATAAGGATTCTACAATGGGGAGGATTAAAAGACACAGACCAGAACTGGCTACATAGTGACTCTAATGGTGTTACTTTTAAAACGCAATATCCTTATGCTGGAATGTATGACGATCCTTATAATCCTAGTGAAGACTTAGGGTTTAATTTAACTAATGAAATATATTGGGCAAATGTTTTTAATAATGTTATAACTTTTAACAATACTAACTTATATAATAAATTTTATAAAAAGTTTATAGAAGAAATTACAGACCCAAACTCTAAAATAGTTAATGGTTATTTTTATTTAACTCCTAGTGATATAGCTAATTTAAGTTTTAAAAAACAATACTATTTTGAAGGTCAATATTTTAGACTAAATAAAGTAGAGAATTACAACCCATCTAATCCACTTACTAAATGTGAATTTCTTAAAATAAATGAAGCTACTGTCTTTAGTAGGTCCACAGTCGCTAGTCATGGAGGAGTAAATTTAAAACTAGATGGTGAGAAAGTTCCAACTTTTGGAAATGGTAATGGAACAGCAACTAATGGAAACAGCATAGGAAACCAATCTGTTAATGCTATAGGAACTAATAACTATATAAGTGGAACTGTTCAAGGTGCTACTATTAGAGGGTCAAATAATACAGTTCAGTCAGGAGCTACAAATATAGATATTAAAGGAGATGGAAACACTGTGTCATCTGGAGTTAAAAATGTGCAGTTAATTAACTCTAATAACCAAACTGTAACACAGTCTAATGTTGTTTATGTAAATGATGAAATTCAAGGAACTGGAAGTTTTGAAACTGTAAGTGTAGATTTTAACCCTAGTGAAAACGTAAGAACTTATTTAGTAGACACGCAAAGTGCAAGCATAGATGTTGTGTATGAGGCAAATTATCAAACAGCAAACAGCTTGCCTCATGTTGGTAAGATATGGACATTTAAAAAATTACATTCAGCAAATCAAGTTGTTATAGACGCTAGTCAAATTAATGCAACTATAGACGGAAACACTACTCACACTTTAACTAGTAATGGTGCAACTGTTTCAATGATGTGGGATGGTCAACAATTTAACATAATATAAAATGGCAGAAAAAGTAGCTTTAGAAATAGATATAAATGCAAAGGGAGCAACTACCTCACTAGGACAATTAGAGGAGGAAGCGGAAAGATTAAACGAGGAATTAAGAAAAGTTCCTTTAGGGACTAAGGCTTTTAAGGATTTAAAACAAGAGTTAGTCGGTGTTAATAAACAAATTAAAAACACTGAGCTATCTATGGAGGCACTTGATAACGAACAGGTGGCCTCTGAGCTTGGTTCTGTTGCTGGTGCTGTTGGTGACGTTTCTGCTGCTTTTATTCTACTAGGTGGTGGAGGTGGTGCTATTGAGGACACTGTAAGAAACATTGAAAAAGCTATTGGAATCTCTATGGCTTTTAAAGGTGCTATTGAAGGGACTCAATCTGCTATGAAGTTATTTAATAATATTATTAAAAACTCTACAGCGTTTCAAAAGTTAAACAATGCTACAACTATAGTAGCCTCAACTGTTATGGGCTTATTCACTAAGTCTGTAGACACGACATCTAAATCGTTTAAGTTTTTAAGAGGTGCAATTATAGCTACTGGAATTGGTGCTTTAGTTGTGTTAGTTGGTGAGTTAATAGCAAACTTTGATAAAATTAAGAATGCTATAAATGGAGTTAATGATGCTAGCAAAGAACTTCAAGCAAGTACAAAAGCAACAACAGAACTAAACAAGAAAAACCTAGAGACACTAAACAACCAAGAAAACATCTTAAAACTACAAGGCAAGACAGAACGTGAGATTTTAATGATGAAAATTGACGGACAGAAAAAAGTTGTTGAGTCAATAAAAAACGAATTAGCTGCACAAAAAGTAGTTAACGAGGAAAAGATACAAGGTAGTAAAAGAAACCAGAGAGTTTTACAGTTTACAATTAAGTTATTGTCTGCTGCTCCATTATTGTTATTAAAGACTATTGACTTTTTAGGTGAGGGAGTAGAAAAGTTAATTAACTCAGTCACACAAAGTGCAGTTGGAAAAAAGATTTTTGGACTAGAACCTATAGACGTTGATTTCGGTTTAAGTGAAAAAGCTAATAAATTAATTGAAAAAGCTAGCACTTTAGTTTTTGACCCATCAGAAACAGAGGAACAAGGAAAAGAAGACTTAAAGAAACTAGAGGAACAATTACTCCAGCAAGAAAATGCTTTGGCTGGTTTTCAGTTAAGAGTCATTGACATGGATGCTAAAGCAGCTAAAGTCAAACAGGATAAAATAGACAAAATTGAGGCAGATGCTAAATCTAAAAAAGCTAAACAAGACGCTAAAGACTTAGCAGAAAAATTAAGACTAGAAAAAGAAGAGGAAGACAGAAGAAAATTTACATTAGAAGAAAAAGAAAGACTAGAAAATGAATACACACAAAGTATATTAAGCAATCAAATACAAGAGGAAAATGCTGTCCATGATAAGTATTTTGCTTTAATAGAAGCAGCTAAACAATATGGTGAAGATGTAACAGTCTTAGAAGAAGCTAGAGAACACGAAATAAATGAAATAAAAAAGAAATTTGCTAAAGAAGATTTAGAAAGACAGCAAGCTGTAGAAGATGCTAAAATAGGTTTAGCTATTGACGGAGTAGGTGCCTTAATAAACTTAACTTCTGCCTTTGCTAAAGACAATGAAAAGAGTCAAAGAAAAGCATTTGAGATAAATAAGAAACTACAAATAGCTCAGGCTATTATGTCAACTTATCAAGGTGCTAACGCTATTTTTTCTGCTGCTGCATTAAACCCAGCAACAGTCTTATTCCCAGCTCAACCGTTTATTGCTGCTGGAATTGCTATAGTCAATGGATTGGCTAACGTGGCTAGCATATCTAAACAACAATTTCAGACTAGTAGTCCTGGAGGTG